GTTACTAATAGCTGGGAAGGTATCTATACAGCGGCAGCAATGGCAGGGTCTAAATTCCCTGCTGTTACAGCTGCTCAATGGGCGCTAGAAAGTGCATACGGTAAGTATGTTTCTGGTAAGAATAACTTCTTTGGAATCAAGGGTCCAGGTACATCTAAGACCACATGGGAGGACTATGGCAATGGTCCTGTCACTATCGTCGCTCAGTTCAGGGACTTTTCAACTCCTGAAGAGTGTGTCCAGTACTTAGTCGACAGATGGTATCGAGACTATAAAGGTTATCGCGGTGTTAACCGTGCTAACTCCAACGCTGAATGCGCTCGCCTACTAAAAGTAGAAGGCTACGCAACTGATCCAGCATATACACAAAAACTAATTAACATTATTAGCCAAAACCTATGATTGAAATTCTTGGCATTAAACTTAGCTTAGAGACAATTGGTTTCCTAGTAGCATTCTTGGCATCCGAGGTAATCGGTTCTTCCAGTCTGCAGGAGAACTCAATTGCTCAACTGGCTAAGTCTCTCATCGATACACTCAAGCCTTCCCGTAAGGAAGATGAGAAGGTAGCGGAAGTTCGTAAAGCCACAGAGCTTCTAGCCGAAACCCTTCGCCGCCTCGACGATCGTGGCTAAACGTGCGGGTGAAGAACTATTCGACGAACTTCACTCTTTACTTACCACTGAGTTGGTAGGTCGTATTAAATCAGGAGAGGCTACTACAGCTGATCTACGAGCCGCTATTGACTGGCTAGCAAAGAATGACATCACTGGTGTCCCTCTTAGCGGTAGTCCCCTGGCATCGCTTATGGGATCAATCCCTGAGCTCACTTTTGATGACGTTCAAGGATATATCTAATGGCAGCAGCCAAAAAGAATCCAGCAATTAGCGAAGCAACTAGACGTGCTCGCCGTAAATACAACGCAACACCAAAGGCTAAACAACGTCGAGCTGAGCTAAATAAGATCAATCGACAGAAAGGTACTTACGGTAATGGTGATGGCCTAGATAACAGCCATAAAGCCAACGGTAAGACCGTCAAAGAAAAAGCTTCTTCTAACCGGCGCCGTAACGGTAACAACGGTTCATCCAAATATAAACGTTAGGAATCTCAATGAGTCAATGGATACTCCCCGAAGCCTCATGCACAATCTTCTCTGCTTTCGTTCTAGTGATGCGAAACGTATGTTTAGAGAAAGCATTAAGGATAGGGATGGTCATAAATGTGTTTACTGTGGCTGCTCTGAAAACCTAACCATTGACCATGTTCGCCCTAAATCAAAGGGTGGTACGGATACAGCCGACAACTGTGTAACAGCTTGTCGCCCCTGCAATCAAGCTAAGGGGTCCATGCATGTAGACGTCTTTATGCAAACTCAATCGGCTTAATTTAAATGTAATGATAGAAGCTGCTGTAACTATTGCTATTGCTGCTGCTACGGGATTAGGAGTTATGTCTGCAAAACTCAACGACCGTATCAACGCTATAGAACTTAGGGTCGCTGAGAAGTATATCCCTAGAGAGGAAGTTTCTCTAATTCTCACACGATTCGAGGACCATATGGTTCGTATTGAATCCAAACTTGATAATCTTATTTCTAAAGAATAATTATGACTGCTCAAACATTTACTGCCGTTGTTCGGCCAGCTACTACCTTCTCTACAGAGAAAAAGAAGGGTGGTAACTATGTTCTTACCTCCACCGCAGTAACAGCTCTGGCTGCTCTAACGACAGCTAATACTGTCTCTGATGTATTGAATATTCTCAGCACCGTTACTGAAGACAGCCACGTTGTTGGGTCTGCTCAAATCGGTAAGGCTACTTCAACCCTTACCTGATATGCCATACGGGAAAGGTACATACGGTTCCAAGATGGGCCGTCCCCCTACAAAGAAAAAACCTAAAAAGAAAACCAAGTAACTATGAGCCTTTACGCCAATATTAATAAACGCAAGAAGGCTGGTACTTCACGCTCTAAAAAGAAATCAACTGTCTCTGCTAAGTCTTACTCGGCTATGAAAGCTGGATTTCCTAAAAAGAAAAAATAGATCATTATGGCTAGTAATAGAGACCCAAGAAAGAAGTCAAGAACAGATCGTAATCGTAGAACTTCTTCCACCAATAGATCAGCACGTTCTAAATCTTCAGCTAAAGACACGCCTAAGCCTACCTCCTCTGCTACTCGTAGTACGGCCAAGTCAAATAAACGAGTTACATCATCTAGTGATCGGGTAAAAACAAACAAAGCATCTGGACCCGCAAGAGGAGCACAAGGGCCTCGGTCTGCTCCACAGCAAGGACCACGTAAAAAGGTATCAGGTCTTATTGGCTCTAAACCTAAATCTAAGACCTCTCCACCAAAAGCCCCAGGTCGTAACAGCATCAGAGGTACATCTGGTCTTTCAACCCCTAAGCAAGTTATTAAAGCTAAGGGCAGATCTGGTGGTGGTGTAAAAGGAACTCTTGCAGCTGGATTAGTTACCGCTGCAGCTACTGGTGCCCTTCGTAATCCCGTTAGTAAGGCTAAGGCGAAAGCTAATCGCAAAGAAGGACAAAAGGCAACCCTTAATGGGAAACCTGTTGTCTGGAATAAAAAGAGTGGTACGTGGAAACCAGACCCCGCTCGTAACGCTGGTAACTACAACACTAGAGATAAGGACGGAACAATCCGTAGCCGTAAAAAGGTTGGACCTAAAGTAGTGGGATCAGCCAAGGTTGGTACTATTGCCCAATCTTTCGATAAAGCTTACGCTGCTGCTAAGAAATCAGGATACAAAACTTTTACGTTTAGAGGTGATAAATTCACCACTAACTAGGTATGAAAATAAAGTTCCGGCTTAATAAATTTCGGAACATAGCTAAGTGGCTGGATAAGAAATTACCCGGCCCTTTTGCTTTCTTCCTTAAAGGGTGGCTGTATGGGCTAGAGAGCCAGTACATCGCCGCTAAGGCGTCTGCAGCTGTTGAGAAGGGGATTGCACCTATCAAGCCTTCCGACCCTGTTGTAGAGCCTCCTGCCTATCGCTCAGAGCCTTCTGAAGTTGAAGGTCTAAATATAATTAGTCTATCAAATGGATTTTCAAAGAAATAATAATACTGACTATATGTTTTCAGTATTGACCTCTCCTAAGATTACACAGATGAGTCGAGGTCGTATCCCTCAAATGACTCCACAGCAAGCAGCTGGTCTGCTTGGTTCTTGGATTGTTGAGACAGGTGATCCGACTCTTCAAAATCTAGATGTTGTTGAAAAGAATGCTAGAGCTGGTAGAGGGTTATCTCAATACACAGGAGTGAGGCGTGGTCCTTACGATCGTGCTCGTTCTGCTGCTCTATCTTCTGGTTTAGACCCCAACCAGGCTTCCTGGCAGATGCAATATTTTGCTGATGAATATTCTGGTAAATATGACCAACAAGGCAAGTCTCTTATCGGTTGGACTAAATCTTTAGATCAACTACCCCCAAACTTATCCTCAGCTGATTACGCAGAGCTAATCACAGGATCTGCCGCAAGAGGTCAGGGTTACTTTCGTCCAGGTGTGCCTCATACAGATCGACGCAGAAAGGCTGCAGATCAGGTGTTCCAAGCCTATTCACAACCTGCTGCCCCCCTAAAGATCCCTAAGGCAAAACTCCAACCCATTGAAAAGAAGAAAAGCCCAGGTGGCCTTATGGGTGTGTTGTCTGATGTTGTGGAAGGTTTGGGAATCCCACTACCGCGTATGCAATGATTTATGAATTTAACCGAATTAGAAAATAAGATAAGAGTTGACTTTAGAGCTTTTCTTACACTTATTTGGCAAGAGTTAGATCTGCCCAGACCTACTAGAGCTCAGCTGTCTATCGCTGATTATCTTCAGAATGGTCCTAAGCGTCTTCAGATCAGTGCCTTTCGTGGTGTTGGTAAAAGTTGGATCACGGCTGCCTTTGTCCTTTGGACGTTATTTAATGACCCTGATAAAAAGATCATGGTTGTTTCTGCTTCAAAGGAACGTGCTGATAACTTCGCTATCTTTTGTCAAAAGCTCATTATTGAGATTGATTGGCTTAACCACTTAGGCCCTAAAGATGCAGATCAACGCTGGTCTCGTATCTCTTTTGATGTTGGTCCTGCTAAACCTCACCAGGCCCCTAGTTGTAAATCAGTAGGGATAAC